CTGGGTTTGGATATTGTGTTCTCGCGCCTTTAATATCTCTGAAAAATTAGGCACGGATGCGTTCTGGCCAAGCTGGAGATTTGACTCCTGGAAGATGGAAGTATACTACATTTTTGCATTTAAGTACTGCATCCATCATATTCTCAGTCATCTTATCCACGGAATTAACTGGAACTGAATATTAGGCCAATTGATCAAAATTATGTTGAATTATTTTGCGAATTAATCACTCAAAGGCCCTCCAAAATTTATCATCAACCACCCTCATGAGACAGGCAAACTGCGATGAATCAAACCCGCTACCATCAATACAAATAGAATCCCAAGTGTTGTCAATGGAACTCTTTTCAATCACATATTCAATAACTTCTTGACCTGTCATTGAGTGAATGAAGCCTGGCACTATCTCTTTGAGAAGGGGAAATAGTTGGTATTAAAGGGCTTACATAGGGCCGCTCGCCCCTGGATTTGGGTTCATTATAAGTCGTGTCCTTTCAGAAACGCCTTACAAGTAGCCGTCTTAATCCACATAAGCCTTTCCCCCTTCTACATAACTATACACTTCACCACTTTTGACCATGCCGACAAATGAGGTCAGATAATCATCATAAGTAGAATCATAGAAAGTTCTAGCAATATTTTCGCTGTAGAGCTTAATCTTGCTGTTGGTCCATTAGTCTCTCTTTGATTCTGGATAATCCATGAAATTCTTGCATTCAAAGTTATCGATTGATTCAGCCAATCTTTTGGATAGATAACCATTGAAGAATTCATCTGTCATGATGTTAAGTTTATCGACATGTTCTTATTCTGGTGTTTGAAGTGAACCAGTGTGTCTTTGTATTGCAACCATAAGCGCAGAAACAGTATGTGAATCAAACTCATACTCGCAATGAGTTGATCCCTACTTTGAGAGGAATTAGCTGCCGCTTAAGGTAACGAGCTTGTTCTTCGAGAAATCTTCGACTGGAACAAGTCAGTCTGGATGCCTTTTATTACCTTTCTTGATGATCTTGATACCATCGATTTCGCTTTCCTTAGCGTAAGCCACCGCATTCCCTACTTATAGCTCGTACTACTTGTGATTTGGGATGCACATTGGTTATTCCAGAATGTTCTCATAATCTGGTTTCTTGTGGCGGTAATAGTCTCGTGCTGGCATGGCAGTAGCAGCATTCTTGGCATTTGTTTTACCTTGACCTTTGTTGTTGATTTTTTCAGACTTGACATTGACGGCATCACTGTACTTCTAAAAGGCTTCCATTGGCACAGATGGATTGAACTCGAGACACGACTCAAATCCAGCCTATCCCTTCTGAATGGGACTTCTAGCTGGCTATACAGCCTATTCCTTTTCAATGGAACTTCCAGCTGATTCTCGTTCTTCAAATCCATAGAATAATGACTATGCGTGGAATTATTTGGTGCATGGAACCTTCTTCTATACAATGACTTCTATTAGGTTTTCGCTTTAGAGATATTGCGATTCCCAAGCAGAATGTTGGCATAACCCTGTTACGTTCGCGACTCCGTCCCTCAGAGGATCTATGATAGCTTTGCGTAGACGACTCCTAGTATCGGCCAAGGAGTCCCTGAACACAAATTTGCCGGATGAATTCCTCACTAAATCTCCGTATTGCAAAATTTCGTTATCATAGAGGCAGTCGGTTAATTCTGCTTCATTAGCTGCAATGATTGTCCTTTCTGCTGTAATGTAGGTATCGCCGAGTAGCCTTCTACACCAGAGTCTAAATTCTTGCCACCGAGTTTCGCACTGGGGGTCATATAGGACATCAATGGTCACTTTTTGTCTCAATGTCGTTGAGAAATAATTCCTCATCTGATAGAAATCATCATCATTGTCAAGGTCAAAATGACGATTCTTTTCCAAACATTGTTGGAATCAACTCACATCTTCATCAGTGAAAGCTTCTGGGATGCAATCATCACCATATAACACCATTCTGGTTGAATTGACTTGGAACTCTGTATTCAAAATGGAAAGAGCTTCTCGGATGTAGTTTCCCTACACGCTCTTTCGTCCGCCATTGAATCCAGTAGCCTTAATTGGCATAATAGTAAAGTCCTGAGTGGAACCTCGCACATGGACTAACTTATACCAGCCAAAATCAACACATTTTTCAGCGCCCATCAATTCCACTAAATCATGAGTGTACTCGACTCCTCCACCGCTGGGGGTCATATGGACTTGGGCATCATTGGTGATAATAAACATACCCTCTCTAAAAGGCAACACATACCGACCAGGAACATGAAAGAAATTGGCTCCAACTGCCTCAAATCTATCAAGTCTCTTCTTGTTTGCTGGCACCCAATCCTTGAGATAGTAGTGACAGTCATATATGAGGTATATAACTATATCATCGGTCACACTATCGTGGTCTTGGATGTATCCATCAATACATTCATGGTCTACATGTCCCGGTTGCCATCGTTCATTTTCAAAAGAATCAATGTTATCGAGATAATATCTGCG